CGACGTTCTGAACGACCTGACCGGCAAGCTCGGTGTTAACCTCCCCGAAGGCGCTACGAGCACGCTCAACTCCATGGTCTCGCTCGGCGGCGAGCTAACTCTGCTTATCGGCGCCTTCGCAGCTGCCGCGGCTGCAATCGTTGAGGTTGAAAAGGCGCTTGCGAATCTCACTCTTGAGCAGGCTGCCGCAGCCGGCGAGATCCAGGACGTAGCCATGCAGACAGGCCTGTCCACTGAGGCTGTGCAGCGGTATCAGTACGCCTGCGACATGATAGGCGTGTCCTTTGATACCGTGGCCAGCTCCCAGGCCAAGATGATCCGGAGCATGGCCGATGTACAGAGCGGCTCTGAGACAGCCGCAGCAACCTGGAATCAGCTCGGCATCGAGGTTATGAATGCCGACGGCAGCCTCCGTGACGCCCAGGAAGTTTTCCTGGAGGTTATAGATGTGCTCAGCCAGATTGAGAATGCCACTCAGCGCGACGCGGTGTCCATGGAGATATTCGGCCGGTCGGCTCAGGACCTCAACCCGTTGATAGTTCAGGGAACAGACGCCTTTCAAGCTTTTTACGATGAAGCCTCAAATGTTAAAGACATCTTGACTGATGTGCAGCTTGAAACACTGGCAGGCCTCGATGATGAAATGCACCGTGTAGAGGCCAGGTTTGAATCTGGCGCAAATTCAATGGCGCTGAAATTTACACCCGCGCTACAGGAGTTCTATGAAAAAACAAGTGAGGGAATAAAGGGAATAGAGGAAGATTTCGCTGCAAGCGGTCTGGTTACCGTGTTTGGCTCCTTGCTGGAGCTCGTCACCGCGCTCAGCCCGGCATTCGACAATCTGGGCGAAATACTTAAGGCCTGTTCGCCCGTGTTCTATGGTATTGCGTTAGTTATCGCTGGCATTGCTGATGGAATAAAGGTAATTGAATTGGCGGTTTCCTCAATAATAAACCTGCTAAAGCTGGATTTCTCCGGAGCTGCAGAGGACTGGCGTGCCATAGGCGGAACTCTGTTCGGGGGAGACAACGCGACCACTCGCGTATTCCAGTCCATGTACAACGCCTCCGGAGACTGGAACTTCCCCGGCGGCGTCACCTGGGTCGGCGAGAACGGTCCGGAGCGCGTGTTCCTTCCGCGCGGCTCCGTCATCCAGAGCGCCCAGGAGTCGGCCCGCAGCACCGGCGATGTGTACTATGTCACTCTGAGCCTGCGGGAGATCTCCGAGCTCAGCGACATAGCCCGCCTGGCCCGCGACCGCAGGCGCAAAACCCGAATGATGCCTGCAGAGGAGGTGAACTAGTGGCGACCTATCGCTTGAACCCGGTGGACTGGGTATTCGTAAGCAGGGATATTCCCTATTCAAATGACAGGACCAGCCAAACCGTCTCCCTCATGACAACAGGGTATGCTCCTGGCTATCTGATTCTGCGGTTTGATCAGCTGCCCGAGAACCTCTGGTATAAGAATATTGAAGATGTATTCCTGTTCGGATATTGCAGTCTCATTGGGGCAGAGCCGTATCCTGAAGTGCACGATGGGTTTTGGTTTGGCTCATATGACGCCGATGCCAAGTTAGCAGAGCTGACATATAACAATATGGTCCCAATCGGTATCGCTGTGGGTGAATCATCCTTTTACAGCGAGGGACCATATACCACATGGTTGAAAGGACATGCCTGGTACGATGATTATGCTCAGGCGTTGTCAGGGACGTTGTGGATAAGTGCAGACTATTTTCACGCAACGGGTCCCTTTACAATAAAAACTCCAAACAGTGCATATTCACCTTACTTGGAAGTGACCTACTATACCGATGCAAGAAGCGATCTGGTTGAACTGGCACCTTCTTCAGGGTATGTGCCAAAAAACAGCGCATCACTGTTTTCCTGGCGAGTCCAACTTCAGCCATACCAGTTCTGCTACGGCAAAATGGGCCAAAAGTCCGGGACTTTCCGCTGGAGGGCCAAAGGCTCGGGCACTGTCAACAGCATAAACTGCGGCACCTCTCAGCGCTGCGAAGTGCCAGCCGGAACATTTACCACAGATGAAATCGAATGGCAGGTCGAGGTCGTTACCAGCGCGGACCAGACGATCACGTCCGATTGGTACACGCTCAGCACCGTGGAAGCCCTGCCAGAGGCTGTGCCGATATCGCCGGTGAGCACCATGGTCGACGGCTCTGCTCCCTGCAAATTCTCCTGGGCACACAACATCGCAACGAGCACGGCCCAGACAGCCGCGGACCTTCAGTATCACACAGGGGACGGGTCATGGAAGACGCTGGGGCGCGTTTCTGGAGACTCGACGGAGTACACTGTCCCGGCCAACACCTTTCCCTCCGGCTCTGTGTTCTGGCGCGTCCGGACGTATAACACCGACAGTACCGCGGGCGAATGGAGCGACCCGGTCGAGATCATCGTCGTGGCTGCGCCACCGGCCCCTGTGGTGCAGGTCACAAGCGGCGGTGCCCCGCGGGTGAGCATATCCTGGCAGTCTACGGACCAGCAGGCGTGGGAGGCAGTTGTCGCCGACATAAGCAGCGGTATAGTTTACGGCCTGGCCAAGGGCTGGCGGCTGCCCGATTACCTCCCGGACGGCACATATACGGCAAAGGTCCGAGTGTGCAACAAGTACAACCTCTGGAGCCCGTGGGGATCCTGCTCCGTCCAGGTAAGCAATGCCGCGGGAGAGACTATCGCCCTTACAGCGGCCGACGGCGTCGCGGTGTCCCTTCGCTGGACATCGAACGGATATGACGCCTACTATGTGCTGCGAGATGGACGCCCCATCGCCAAAACCACGGAGCAGAGCTATACAGACAATTTCTGCTCTGGCAGCCATACCTACACAGTGCGGGGAGTGTTCACGGTCACAGGCCAGTATGGCCTCTCCAACGCCGTGACAGCAGCCTCCACCTGCGACACCGTGTACATATCTCCGGTGCCTAATGCAAAGTGGCTGCGGCTGCGATACGCCGATACATCCGACCGGCGCACATCGCTCAATACGAGCCGCACCGTGAACTATCAGTATCTGCCCGGAGCCGAGTACCCGTCCGCCGAGATCTCAGAGTGGACATCCGCCACAATGTCAGTGCAATGCGCGTTCGCGTCTCCGGCAGAATCAGCCGAGCTGGAGGCGCTCCAGGGCTCTCTGGTGTGTGTCAAAGATCGGCGAGGCAACTGTGCCATCGGTGTGCTCGAGGCCTTGGACAAACAGAGTTTGCGTTTCTTCGATTCCTTCAGCTTCTCGATACAGCGGGTCAACTATGTCGAGGAGGTCACCTATGATTAGACATATCTCGGCTCGGGTGGACATTCTTCGGGACGGTGTGCGCTGCGGCTCTCTGCCGTTCCCGCAGTCGTCCCCGCCTTCGGTCATGGCCGATTCGGCATCTGCTATCAAAACAAGTCTCGCCGGCGTGTTTCTCCACACCGGCGAGATCGACTACCTCAATGATGAACTTCAGCCTGTGCTCATAATCGACGGCGTGGAGACGCCCATCGGCGTGTTTGTGCCTGGCACGGTCACAACGTCCTCAAAAGGCTACGGCGCGGACCTCGACCGCGTGGAGGCCTATGACCGCGGCGTCAAGCTGCAGCAGGCCAAGACCGAGACGCTGCTGCACTGGTCCGCGGGTACGAAATACCTCGACGCGGTCAAGCAGCTGCTGGTCTCTGCCGGCATAGGCATGGTCATGGAGACGCCGAGCTCGTTGGCGTTAACCACCGACCGTGAGGACTGGGCGATAGGCACACCCTACCTGACCATTATCAATACTCTGTTGGCCGAGATCAATTACAACGATATCTGGTTCGACTCCCGCGGCACAGCCGTGCTCCAGCCGCGCCAGGAGCCCAGCGTAGAGCGTATTGCGCACACATACACGGACGGGACGCCGCTGTCGGTGCTGATGCCCGACAGCGAGTCAGAGCTCGACATCTATGACGCGCCAAACGTCTTTATCTGCACGGTATCCAATCCGGATCTCGAGGAGCCGATGACGGCGACAGCGGTCAATGACAATCCTATGTCGGCGCTGTCCACCGTGCGCCGCCGGCGGCGCATACCCACAGTCGTGCAGCTGGACAATATAGCGTCCCAGGAGGAGCTGCAGCGCTATGCTGAGCACCTTGCTTTTGAGAGCATGCTTACCAGTAAGACCGTCACGGTGACGACGCTGGCGGAGCCTGGACACGG